AGTAGAAGATGGCAAAGGTAAGACCAGAAAAGAAAAGATTTTAGATAAGATTTTAAAGATGGCAGAGAATGGATCGTTAAAGGCTGCCGAAATATACATGAATCGAGTGGAAGGCAAGGCAAGAGAATACGTTGAACAGAAGATCATCAAGGACGAAATAATCATTGAGTGAAGTTCAGAATAAAAAAAGACAATATGCTGAAACATCAGCGGCAATTCTGGGATATGCAAAATCGGATTGTTTTATTGATTGGCGGTTACGGATCGGGAAAGACTTATATCGGGGCATTGAAATCCCTGTACATGAGTTATTTGAACAGTCCAATACCAGGAATGTATGTATCACCTTCACATCAGTTGGCAACCAAGACAATCATAATAACAATAAAAGAATTATGCAACCGTGCTGATATTGATTTCACATACAACCAACAAAGGTCGGAGTTCCGATTTCACAACTGGGATGGCGTGTTGTGGCTCGGATCGGGGGACAAGCCAGATTCCTTGCGCGGTCCGAACATTGGATTCGCAGTAATTGATGAACCGTTCATACAAAAGCGTGAGGTATTTGAACAGATGATTGCCCGTGTACGACACCCGGAAGCAACCAAAAGACAGATATTCCTAACGGGTACACCTGAACAACTGAATTGGGGATTTACATTAGCCAATGATTCAAGCATTGATATTGGTGTGATACAGGCTTCCACGTTAGACAATCCATATCTGCCAGACGATTACAAGCAGAACTTATTACAAGCATATTCAGAAGAACAGATCGATGCGTATGTGCATGGGAAGTTCGTTAACCTAACACAAGGGCGAGTGTATAAAGATTTTGACAGAGAGAAACACGTTATTGAACGACCAGATTTAAAGAATGAGAACCTACCCATTGGAATCGCTATGGATTTCAACGTAGATGCTATGAGTTCGGAAGTCTTTTACATAGGACCGAACTGGATTCATGTATTCGATGAGATAAGGTTAAAGAACGCCAACACATACGATATGGTTGAAGAACTTGTGAAGCGGTATCCAGAAGCCAAGATATTCCCTGATAGTTCGGGTAGCGCAAGGAAATCATCTGCTGTGGCATCGGATCATACAATCATTAGATCGCATCCGGGTTATTCTATATCCGCACCAAAGGCTAATCCGCCAGTTCGTGAACGGGTAAACTCTGTAAATAAACTAATCCGCGATGACAACTTTTCGTGTGAGAACTGCCCGAATCTAATTATGGACTTTGAAAGAAACGTCTGGCACGGCGGCGATATTGATAAACGAGATCGAGATGGTTTCAGTCAAAGCCATGCGAGTGATGCGATCGGGTACGGAATTAATCGTTTGTTTCCCGCAAGGCGTAGAATTATGCAGAGTGTAGCATGGTAGCGTTCATTCTGGGTGCATCGGTAATGTTCAATCTTCTGTTTATAAGTATGTGGATATACGGAATGTGGATGCAAAAAAAGGACTTTAGAAATATGAAAAAGATTTTACGCAACGCACAGTTGCGACCTGACTTATACCAAGATTGGATGTTCGAAGCATGATGTCCGTAAACGATGTTGTCCTTCCAAGTTATTCTGAAGATATTGTACTTGATTCAATACGCCGCGCACAAAAGGGATTGGAAGAAAAGGAAAACGCTGAACGTGCAACTGCTTTGGATTTCTATTATCACAAGAACGTGGACACACATATCGAACAATGGTTTTCAACTTCTACACTACAACAAGTTCCGGTATTCCCACAAAAAATCGTTCCCCGCTTCGCCCGTGCCAGAAATATGATTTTCAAAAATTCCCCGAAGCGTATGATAAACGGCGAACAGGCAGACGATTATTTAGACATGACACATCATTTGGATACCAGGGCAAGAGAGTTCAATGAAACATCGTGGCTTACTGGACAGATGGGATTCCGCAGCCGGTGGGGAAAGGAAAGAGTTGAATACGATCTTATTCCATTCTTTAAAAGATATTATGTCCAAGGCGAATCAGAACCGTTTGGCGTATCGTATGAAGTTGGAAGGGATCATAAAAACAATCGCATCTATGTATTCTGGTCTGTGGGAAGGGATGGAGAGCCTGGTATTCACCTAAAATTCGATCAAGCGGGGCGCACAATTAAAGTGAATGATGACAATATCAACCCTTATTCGTGTCTGCCGGTTACTTTTGTCGATTATACAACAAGTGCAAGTGATGTTATCCGTGCTGCTATACAGATCGGGATTGCTAATACTGAAATTGCTTTGGCTGAACGCTTTTCTTTTGGGCAGCCGGTAGCAACGGGTATCGAGGAAGCAACCAAGATGAAACTGGGAATAGACCGTGTACTGTTACTCCCGGAAGGCGCGACATTCTCATTCGTGGGGAATCCCGGATCGTTAAAAGATATGATGGAAGTCGTTAAAGGCTTTGCCAATCAAGCGGCGGTAAACAATCATTTGCGTATCAGGTGGGATGAATCAGGTAATCCGCCAAGCGGGACGGCATTGCGTTTACTTGAGATAGAAAATTTAGAATCAAGAATATCAGATATACCTAAATGGAAGGATTGGGAACATGAGAGGTATGAAGTGGATCGCGAGATTATACGCGTTCATACGAATAAAGATATGGGCGAAAATTATGCGGTAGATTTCGCAGAGGTAGAGTTTCCTCAATCGCCACAGGATGAAAGAACACACCTGGAATGGATGATGGACAAAGGATTAATGAGCCGTGAAGATTTGATAAAGCATTATAACCCGGACATAACCGAAGAAGATTTACAGTCACTTATGGAAAGAGTGGACCAAAGCAAACAGGCAGAAGCCGAAGCACAACGCCCGGAAACGGGATTGGAAGGTATCTTTGCCGGATAAAATTGTTCAACACCTTAAAAAACTTGATACGCTTCGGGATAGAATTGATGAAAAGACGGATAGTATGTTTGAATTAATGGCTAAAAATGTTGATTTATTAATGAAAAATCCGAAAAACTTTATGAAAGCAATTTCTGTTGAATTTCTAAAGGAAGAAAAAGACCTATTCTCGAAAGCGAGAAAAGAAGGAAAGCAGTTAAAAAAGATTCTATGATAAAACTTGAAAGAAACTTTAAACCTTTAGATCGGGTAATCCCCGCTGATTTACATGAGCAAATTAATGTTGGAATTGATTTGATTGCTAAAGATATACAGAATGGAATCGAAGGGGGGGCGCAGTTCGGTAAGAGATTTACGCCTAATTCACCGACAACGGAGAAAAGTAAAGGCTTTAACCATCCTTTAAAAGCAACTGGTCTTATGATGGATAAAGATAGAATGATTAAAACCAGAGCAACAAAGCAGAAACAAGAAGGAACATTGCGACCTAATGAAGAACGTATTGATATTGGTTTTTATCATAACGAAGGTAAAGGAGTTCCACTTCGTCCCTGGTTTGGAATATCAGCGGATGCAGAACGAAAAGTAATGACTAAAATAGAAAAAAGTTTTGATCGTGCCATCAACCGACTCTGAAATACCAACACATTTAAGCGATATGTGGATTGTTTTAACAAACGCATTGAATATTGGTGCGCTGCGACAATCATTATCATTGGAAGAAATCATAATGAGAATGAGTTCAAGTGGTATGTCAAAAGGTGTTATTAAAGAAGCATTAATCCGTGATCTTCAAGAAGGTGGGCAAATATTTGGTGATTTTAGGAAACAATTTAAAACTACAATGAAGTGGGGTGTCGAAGAAACATCAAGGCGGGAATCGTTAGATGGTTTGGATGTTAATGCAACCAAATGGGAATGGCTTGGGATCGGCGATAAAAGTATATGCGATAATTGTAAAGATCGCAATGCAATGGGTATAAAAGAATGGACAGATTGGGAAGCAATGGGATTACCGGGTGGCGGTTCAACTATTTGCGGGGCAAATTGTAGATGCAGAATGGTAATTGCTGAATCAGTAGATAAACCGGTAGGTGGAATTGTATTAAAAAAATTATGAAAGATTTAATCAACTCAAACAAGAGGTTAAAATGACAGAAGAAAAAGTCGAAGTCCCAGACGTAAAACAGGACACCACTCCCGTTGCAAGTGAAGAAAAGCAACCCGTCAGTCAAGTTCCTTATGCACGATTTAGCGAACTTGTGGACGAAAAAAACACGTTAAAGGTTGAACTTGATTCTATTAAAAAACAGAACAAGGAACAGGCTGAAAATCGGAAACTGAAGGACATGGAAGAAAAGGGCGAATACGAAAAGATCATGGCGGAAATGACTTCCAAACTTCAAACTGCCGAAACAAAAGCCAAAGCCTTTGATGATTATCAGGCATCCCGGCGAGAGTCGTTATTATCGAAACTGCCTGAAGAAGATCGTGCCGTTTACGATGGACTTCCTTTGGAAAAGTTGGAAGTTCATGTTGAAAAAGTCAATACGAAACCTTCACCGGCTTCCGTTGATAACTCGAAACCATCGTCAACTGGTGGATATGCTTCATTTGAAGAATGGGCGCAACTCGATCCTGATGGATACGCGAAGGCTCACAGTCCGCAAACATCTGGGGAAATAAAACTCGGTTATGGCGGCTGATCTTTTAAAACAGAAGTTTGATCCAAACAACGATTTAAAACATCGTAAAGTTGATGGCGGTCAAGATATTGAATGTACTTACAAGGGTTCAAAAGTCAGTTACAATGATTACATTGATATTCATGAAGAACGTGGCGAAAGAATCGTTAAGGGTAAGAAACCCGATAATGTTGGTATGTTCAGCGGGTTCGGACCGGGAACATTGAAGAAGCCGTATGATGACTAATTTTTTTAACTACCTTACTGGACGGCGTGGGCGTGAAACCTCATTCCGAAAGAGATGGTATAATATAGGGAAGTTTTAAAATGGCTGAAACTGATACCGGCGTAGCCGCTGGTGGTCTTGGTAAGACCATCGGCGATGCGATAATCGCCTTTAATCATACGAACGTGATGTATCCTTTGGTTACTGTCAAACAGGCAGTTCAAGGTGCAATCACCGTTCAATTTCCAGAATACACAAAGATCGCATCTTCAAGCGTAGGTGCTGCAACCGATGGTTCGGATTATAGTACCGTTACTTCTGTTACCACAACCGCCCGATCTGCAACCGTATCAGAACACGTAATTCGTGCTGATGTTTCGGATTTGGCAAGAATGGGTAACGCTGATGATCTTACTGGCAACGTAGGAGCAGTTCTTGGGAACGCCGTCGCTGCCAAATTAGATGACGATCTGGTGGAACTTGGTATGGAAATGCCGTCTGCGTAAGTGATTATGCAGATTATTATTGGAATATTAAGCGGGAAACCTAAATGCAAAAGCACAAGGCAATCCGAACCGAAGGCTATTCAAAGAATAGTCAGGGGCAGAGCATAGGCGATGAAAAGATATAATTCGCCCAAGAGATTCCAACAACTCATAAGAGTTGAAAAGATATGCCGATACTTGTTAGAAATGACAAGATGTAAGATAAAAAACTTACTACAACAAATGAAAACCTTTTCACAAACACAATCTTCTGCGGGAACAGCACTTGCTCTTTCACACGTATTCGGATCGATGAGATTGCTCCGAAGTGCCGGAGCCCCGTTTCCGTATAACCTGGTGTTAAGTCCGAAATCCATGTGGGGACCAAAAGGAATAATTGGTTTACTCCACGATGCTGCTGTTACAGGCTCAAATGCTAAACCTCTTTCAATTATGGGAGATAAAGGAAATGAAGCAATGGCAGCCGGGTGGGTTGGATCAATCGCGGGTTTTGATTGCTACTGGTCAGACCAAATTGATGAGGATGTATCTTCGGGAGGGGATGCAGCGAACTTTGCATTTAGCAAAGGGGCAGTCGGTTTGGCAGTTGGACCGGAAGGCCTTTTCAGAATTGAAACCGAAAGAAACGCAAGTTTCAGAACCACAGAATATGTGGCGACCGGTTTCTGGTCTGAAGTGGAAACAAAAGATGCCTATGGCGTTTACATCTTAACGGATGTTTCATAATCTTAATTGATTAACTGGTGATGGGCGGGGTTTATCCCCGCCTGTTACAAGGAAAGAAAAATGGAAAAATACTATAAAAAGCCGAATGGAATGGTTATCAAATACGATCCGACAAGACATAACGAGAAATCGATGAAGGAACGGTTTGAAGAATGTAATGCTGATGGAAGCAAACCAAAGCCAAAGGCAAAAAAAGAAAAAGAATAATTTAAACC